CCAGTCGGTCCGGGTACGGTGCTGTCTGCCCCTGCGGGGCCTCTGTCCCCAGTATCTCCTTTCGGTCCGGGTACGGTGCTGTCTGCCCCTGCGGGGCCTCTGTCCCCAGTATCTCCTTTCGGTCCGGGTACTGTTGAGTCTGCCCCTGCGGGTCCTGCAGGCCCGGGTACTGTTGAGTCTGCCCCTGCGGGTCCTGCAGGCCCGGTTGGGCCGACCGGCCCTTCAACACCAAGATTCAAAAGGAACTCTGCGGTAGGTCTCATCTCAATGCCAGTACCAGATCCCCAAGCCTTAGCTTGTAGGGAATCTCTCACTACGGTGAGAATAGTAGAAGCGTTGGATGTTACTTTAAGAACTTCGTTCAGGGATTCGTCTTGACTAAACAAAGTCAGATAGGTGAACCCACCACCTGACAGGTCTGGGAACCCGACGATCGAAGCCACGTGGATGGTGGTGGCAACATTATCAATTGATCCAATGAGAGTTGTTGCGTAGTTGTTCGAAATCCGAATAGTCATGAAGAATCCCTTTGAGAACTATCCCAAAGGGATTAACCACTCTACAGCTTATCCCAGGTTCGCGAACTCCCCATGATATTCTAAGACCCACTTTCGTCTCTGATCAATAGCCTCTTCGATCGTAAGGAAGGTTCGCTGAATATCTTTTTTACCAATGACAATTCGTGCTATCCAACGATTACCTTCCTTTTGAACACCTTTGTAACCTGAAGTATTGTTCGAATTTCTTCTCATGTTCCAGTTGTTCTGGGTTACGGTACAGAATCGTAGATTTTCTCTACGATTATCTAAGGGATCATTGTTATGGTGATCTACAATGGTACCTTTTGAAGCATCCATAATCCAACGATGAAGTTCCTGAGACATATTTTTTGGGTCAATGTAGGCATAAACACACCACGACCCATTAACAAATCGAGCGTACCACGTGTAAGGTCTTACCTTTGGTAAGTCATAAATATCTACCAAGGTTTTTTGACCTTGGGTGAGATAGACTATAGCTATATCACCATCAATCTCAATTTGATTTCCCTTACGAGGGAGAGTCATTCCCTTGTTCCAATCTAATCCCCGTCCCATGCAACACCATCCTTGGTGGGAGTAACCTTCTTTAGATGGTGTTCACGTAGTTTTCGAAGAACAGCTAAACCAAGAAGTCCTTCCTCGTACGAGGGGAGTTCCCGACGGTCGTTACGTGGTTCTCTTCGATCAGTTCTACGACGGCGCTGGATCTTTCTTCTTGATCGCCATGGTTACCTCTTTTTGTACTTTTCAGCTGCGGCCACTATGTCCTTGATCTGCTTGGCACCTGAATCACTAAGTCCTGGCCATGTAGCTAGAGGATCAAAGTCTTCTCTTTTCTTAACTGGACCACACTTAACACCCTTGTACATTTTACCCGTCAATTCACCATTGAGAGCTGCCATGGCCTGTTCAGCATCAATGATCATTCGATCGAGAAGTCCTTCAACGAACGATAGAACCATCCCCACCTTCTCAACCGAGGTATGGACCCAGTCTGAATGGGAGGTTGCGTTGATGTCTTCTACAAGCTTCTCGATTGCTGGTTCGTGGTAACGACGGAAAGCTGAAATTGCTTCTTCAGGGATTCCCAGTTGACGGTAAGTCTTCTCGTAATCCTCCACGGTGTTGCTGATCAGACCCATCATCTCACCGGTCAAGTAAGAACCGGTCATGCGATTCTCCTCGATCTGCATTGCGTTCTTCTCAAGCCAGCGATCGAAGTTGGTTGCGATGGCTGTTAGCTTGTTCGAGATGAGATCCATGCTGATGAGCTTCCGACCGGCGTCGTGAATGTTCAGTGAAGGAACCGTTGTGGATCTATACTGACGAATCTGACCAAAGAGGGTATGTCCTTTGAGCGCCGCCGCAGTCTTCATTCCAACGCGAAGAAGAATCAAGGCACGAAGTTCGTGGTCAGGGATGTTCTGTCCTGGGCAGGACCCCGTTAGAGCACGCTTGCAGGTGACCTCAACCCCATTGATCTTACGGTTGAAGTAATTGTAGAGCAACTTTGAACCACCGAGAACGAGGGTCATGAGGATCGCGAAGCCCACTAACATGGCCCCGTTATCTGCGATCAGCTTGATGAGTTCTGCGAGTTTCATTTCTTCTCTTCTTTCGGCCAGATCAGAATCTCCAACTGGTCAGCGTATCCGCTGACCTCCGTAAGATCAAGGGTGTACGCTTCAAGCACTTCTTTGAAAGATGCATCCGGCTTCAATTTCTTAACACGCAACTCCGGACGAACGATCTTGGGCGGAGGTGCGGCAGTGACTGTTACGGTTTCGGGTTTGCAGCAAGCGCCGAGGAGTAGGAGGGATAGTAAAGCGATAGCTCTCATCGGATGACCTTTCCGGCTTCAATTGCCCACTTCCGAGCCGCCTCGTCGCTTTGAGGAAGATTTGCCTGTAGGGATCGAATCTGCTCAGCGGTAGCGATGCCTTCAGCAGCTGCCTGAACCACAGCGGCATCCAACTGTACTTTAGCCTGGGCCATAGCGAGCTTGTAGCCATCGATTGTCTGCTGGAGAACAATGACCTGAGCACGTGCTTTGTTTCTTTGGTATCGAAAGGAAAAGATCGTAATCGCAACCCCTAGAACGATGATCGAAGCAAGCACGATCTTGATCTGTCGAAGGTAAGTACTAAACAGAATATTAAGTGGGATCATTTTTGACCTCTGTAGTGTTAACCGTACCGTCTGTTTTTACTTCTGTTTGCGTTGCGGTAGATGGAATGGTAGTACGCTCCTGCGTAAGCTTTGAACGACCATGAACGTAACCGACAAGGGTTGCAAGTAGACCAGTCAAGATGGTTAGTTCAGCGGTTACCTGACGGTCCCACTTGACTCTGAACCACACGAGGATCAGAATGTCCAGGTTCAGAAACATCGTGGTAGTCAAGACGACTACCTTCGTCGTGCTTGGTCCACCAGGACTCACGAGGGACTTCAAGAACTCGAACGGTCTTGGTATTTTCCAGTCCGGTAAACGCATTTCTGGCATGGGGGCTCCCATGTAAGAGTAACCAGAATGACTACCACGGATTAGACCTACGTGCTTTGGGTTTGATGGGTCTCTGGATGATTCTCTTGGGAACTTGATTCAATCTTGGAGCTACTGGTACAACGTGGATTGCTTCACTGGCCTCTTCCTTGGGCTGTTCTTCAGGCCAATCCACCTGTACGTAAGGAGCTACGGTCACGGTACGTTCGGGAATGATAATTTCTTTTTCTGGCTTTTCCTGTTCTGAGTACCACTTGGCCATATGTGCGATCTCCCCTGGCTTGGGAGCGTAGAACCTGAGAGCAGCTCTAGCGTAGACTGCGCAGTCAGCTACTTCGTCACGTTGGCCAGGAATGGTTTCATAAGCACGTTGCAATGTCTTCTTGCTTTTGACCTTACGTTGCGACATAAGCTGTTGTAAGACTTCCGGAGAGACTTCTTGGTAGAACGAGTAGTAACCGGGACCTGGTGATTCCACCTTTATAGATGCATACAAACTATCCTTGATGGCATTAGTATCAATCAACCAGAGCCGACTTCTTGTTTTAGATTGCTTGATCACACCCGGGATTGGAGTGCTAGAACCCTTGATGGGAACGAGGATACCTTGAACCGATTTTTGCTTAGCCATCGCCATGGCTTGACTAGTGAAGTGACCTCCTGTATCGAGGCACGCTTTACGGATCTTCATTACCCGTCCGTCTTCACGGGTCCATGGTTGGAGTAGGAGTTTCTGTAGCTTCTGCCAGGGAGCATTCGTGATGAGGTTGTCTTCGATCACCACGTGCGTTACTAGATGGAACTGATTACCTGGACTGACAGCGTAGACTGAAGTCTCCAAACGCATGGGTGAAGACTGAACGTCCGTAGCAGCCACGAGGATGCCTGCAGTATTGGGAATTATGTTTTCTGGGATCCGGGTTTCACGTGCTCTCTTGAGCAACGCTTCGACCATCTCGTCTGTGCCGTAGTTGTCTTTGAACGCTTGGCCAAGGGTCTCATTGAAGAACGACTGTAGGACTGCTGGTCCCTGTTCAAGCTTCGCTTTGAATTCCTCGACGATATCTACGAACGTCCTCCAAGGCGAGTAGAGGGCACTAATGTGGAAGCCGGCTCTCTTCTTAAAAGGCTTGGTAGCTACCCACTGACCAGCCTTGACCATCTCGTCACGATCTTGATCGAAGATGTGTCCATCGCAATGAGGACAAACGTAATGAGCCGTCTTGGGATCGTTGTCTACCCACTTGACCTGTTCCCAACGAAGGTAGTCTAAAGTACCACAGTGCTTGCATGGCACGTTGTAGCGACGCTGGTCTGAACTTTCCCACAGCTCAGTGATCTTACAGAACCCTTCAATCGTAGGAGTACTAACAGCTACAGTCTTACGTCTACCCTTGTAAGTCTCATTACGTCTGTGTGCAAGAGAATAAGGATCACCCGCAGACTTGTTACCTGAACCTGCGGAGACCATCCATTTAGAGACCTCGTCACATAGCACTGTACGTACGGTTCGTGCACTTAAACCGGAGGGTGAATGTGCACCCGCCATCGCAAGAAACCCTCCTGGGAATTTCTTATGCATGATTGCGTTCGAGGATGATCTAGACTTCTCATCCCGTACGACTTTCTTGAGTTCGGGTGTATCCCTAAGCATGGGTTCGAGACGCTCACGAGACCAATCCCGAACTTCGTTCTCTGAGGGATACACCATCAGCATAGGAGAACGGTCAATGTGAATCGAATACCCAACGATTGCGTTCAGCAGGGTAGACTTACCTACACGTGCTGAACTGACGACTACGATCTCTTCTACGAGTGGGTCCGAATAGGAATCGAGGATGCCCCTCATATACTCTGCACGGCTAACACGCATGCGTCCAGGCTCAGCTGAAGTCTCTGGAGACAGAATCATATACCTGTCGGCCCACTCGGAAACGGTCATACGAGGGGGTGGGGGCAAGCACTTAGCTCTCGTCGCATTGAGGAGTTTCTTAGCTGAGAGTAGTGGTAGCATGTCTACTAAACCCCTAAGCAAAAGCGCTTGAACGTGGCTTGATTGGTATTCTCATCATGGGTTTTAGGGTAGAAAATAAATCCATGATAGTTATTCTACTCGTGGTGGTACAAGTCAAGAAACGGGGGACCATGAAGGATTGATTTCCTCGATAACGAATGGGTAAAGCAGTAACTTGCGCCGCCATCAGCATTTAAGGTACGTAAGTCACCACTCCGTGATGTAAAAGCAGTAACTTGCGCCGCCATCAGCATTTAAGGTGTTTTGATAAGTCGTTGGGATTTTACCTTAGGAGGACGACCTACCTTCTTGCGTTCAGGAATCACCAAAGGTTCCGCAGATAAGGGGTGTTCATCGAGCTCCACAGCATCCTCGATATTCCCTGATAGGGATTCAAGGGCTTCGTAGATTTCCCTCTTGATGATTTCCGCAACCTGTGCTTCGTTCATCGTGGGGTTGATGAAACCTGATGCCTTTGAGGGAACAGAGAGCATCTTTGAGCGGAACATTGAGAGTTGGGATGACCATTCTTCTTGCACATCAGATGCTTCGAGGATTTCTCCGGTACGTATCTTGAGATCTAGTTCTGCTGCGTCGGCTTTGAGGCGTCGTAGACGCTCCCTAGAGTCCTCTTTATCACCGTGTAGCCGGTTGATAATCCATGGAATTGCTTCCATTACGTAGAAGCACTTACGGACGGCGTTAGGCTTGAACCCGCCGGGGAGCCCTTCAGCTTCCCAGTTCAGGACTCCTTGCGAGCTAACATTGAACATTGCGCAGAGTTGCTTGAGCGACATATACGGTTTATCTGCTTCCCATTCTTCGTATTTTGTTGGTCTTTTCTCTGGATTTGCCATTCAAAACACCCATAAAAGAAGTTATTTCAACCTTGTTCTGGATCAATCAGTTGTACGAAGAAACTCCGGAATGTGTTTGAAGCCGCGTGGCGGCAGTTACC